ACGAAAAGCGTCAAGGTGGCTGGGTTCTATGCCATCGCTGCGCTAGGCGCAATGGCGGATGTGCTGATGGCTGGCTCTACGAATCGGGTGATCATTGAGAATCCAAACATCGGGCTGGCTGCCGCCAAGATTGACACCATGAGCGTTGGGCTGCGACACCGACACCTGACCCTTGAGCAGGTGACCAAGCCTGCATGGTGGTTGCGCTATGGGGTAAACGTCAAGCGATACAGGGTTGAGGACAACCTAGACAGGCTGGCTACCCGCGCAATCATTGTGAACGATGAAACCATCAACCCAAACAAATACACCACCGCGACTAGCGGCAACGGGGATAGCACGCTCTATGCAGAGTATAGCCTGATTGATGTCATTGAAAATGTAGAGGACGAGAAGAACGAGTTGGACTTCGCAGGCAACTTGCTCTACAACCTCAACCCCAATCGCTTGTTCACTATTGAGACGGACATCATTCCAGGAACGATCTCTCCGTTTGATGGATACGCTGTTGGCGATGACATCACCGTATACATTGTTGACGATGAAGTAGATATCCGACAAGATCTTACGCTTGTCGCGCAACAGTTCATTGGCAACTCCAACGGCGCAGAGTATCTTGCATTTGGATTCGCGCAGAAGGTGAAGAAATCATTTGAGTTGAGCAAGGAAGCAGAGCCAACTCCGCTCACTCCAGATGCGCCACCTGCTACAATAGAGGAGACTTATTCATGGGATAAGCCAGAGGAGGAAACTCCTCCGACAGTGGAGCCGAACCCATGACCTCGGCAAACTACAAAGCGTTGCTAGACGCTATTTCAGAAACGAGGTCTGATGTGAATGACGTGCGCTCCGAACTACTCTCACGCCTTGATCGCATTGATGAGCGGCTACGCCAAGTAGAAGTGTCGCAAGCCAAGTCCGACATCCGTACTGTTGAACTATCCAACAAGTGGAAGGCGGGAATCGCTACTGGCATTGCCTCTGGATTGGCTGCGCTGATTCAGGCGCTCCTCCAAAAGTAGGACAGGCTGTGGGGAGGAAACCACAGCCTGCCATCAACCTATCGCTTACCGAACTGCTGAAGCACTGCCGCCTCAATCGCTGCGTCAACTGCGTCAAAATCAAGGTTGATACCCTTGGTTCGTAGCATCTTGTCAACGTACTGATGCGCTAGTGACTTCTTGATTTCGCTATCTTCCTTTAGGTACTGCTGCTCCACAGCCTGAGTTGCGGTCGCAGCAATAGCCACAAGGATACCATATTCGCGGGCGCTGATGTTAGACTTGAGCCATTTGTCCACCGAGCGGAGGACAACTGCACCAAGCCCAACAAGGGCGGTCGCCAGTACTGGAGCGAGAACGTTAATGATTTCCTGCATATCACCCTCCTCGGTGAATGTTGCGCACGAGGCGCTTCAACTTGCCATAGACATCACGGGTCACGTACACATCAGCGATGTTGTGCTCAATGATCTTGTCGTAGGCTTCCTTATCCCCATGGTCTGCCTTGTCCCAGATGCGTGGATCAAGCGGAGTCTTCTTCGTCTCCACCCCGAAGTAGCGGGACACATTGTCCAGCGACTTGCGACCGACACGCACGGCTGACCCAGTACCCTTGTACATGAGGTCAATGTGCATGAGCGGATCGCATGGATCCTCGCCTGCTGCGAGCAGTCGGGCATTCACAATCGGCAGGTCAAACAACTTGCTGTTCCAGCCAACGAGAATGTCGTATGACTCAAGGCTCTCCTTGACTGCCTTCACCAACTTGCTGTCGTCCGTCCACGACTCGCCCTTGTAGCGAGGATCGTCAAGGCGGAACACCTCAAGGTTGCCGAAGCCGTCTACGATACACACTGAGAGGATGCGGCTCCATGCCGAGTACGTCGTCTCAATGTCCCAGAATGCAATCGTCGGTCCGACGTAGCCCTCTGGCGACTTCGTGTGGTAGCCCTTCTTGTCAACCAACTTGACAGGCTTGCCCTCAAAGTCATCGCCTTCCAAGTAACGCTTATAGATCTTCTGTACCTGATCCTTCGTCATGTCAACCTTCTCGCCGATGGCTGCATACGACTTGCCCTGTTCCTTCAGCGCAATGATTTGTCGCGTAAGTGCGTTGGACATCTCAGTCCTCCTTACTTGTTCTGCGCATTTCGTTACGCAGGATATCTGCGGCGTGCTCCACGCCCATCAGTAGCGCACCAACCATATCGTTGGGCACTGTTCCAGCCGTGAGCATGTTGACCACGACTGCCCTGTACTCTGCGTCGGTCTTTGCTTCACCGACGAAGGTCTCCATCTTTGCCAGAGCAACACGTGCTGCTGCTCCGTGCGCGGCAAGGCTACTTACCTCAACGCTCATATTCAAGAATTGCCAGCACGACAAAGATCACTGCCACTGCCGTGAACGGCTCAGGCACAACGTTGACTGCAAGACCTGCAGCCAGTGCGCCTAGTGGTACGGAGTAATCTCGCACTGCGCGGGTAGCCTTCACTACCAAGCGGTGAGCAATGTTCGGCTGCTCGTATGCGTCTTCTGCGTTTGTTGCCATTAGAACTTCACCTTTCCTGTTACTGCGAGGGCAACGTCTGCTGCCTTCTTCATCAACTCCAACTCTACTGGGTTCGTCGGGTCGGGTTCTCCCTTCAGCCCAACGCCCTCACGCATCACTGCGTATGCGTACCTTACTGAGTATAGCCAGTGGGGAAGCATGTCCTCCACTTGTGCTTTACGGATTGCCATCGGTGTCATCTCCCATATAATCCAGAAAATCCTTGAGTTCCATCGTGATGAGGATGCGTCGCTTGGTTCCCGCGCCAGGCGAATCTCCGATAACAACAGCCCTGCTCCTCCCCGCCATGGCAGGGATAGTGCTGAGCCACCCGTAGATTCGTTCAGGAAACGCGGTTCCCACTTTGCATTGGATAACGAGGCGGTCGCTCGTAACGTCGTCCTTACCCCCGAACATCCCCGTCCGCTTGCCGCCGACGAGGGCTGCCACCTCCCGCTCAAAGGAGATGCCGCGCTTGCGGTTGAGACGACCGCCTCGTGCATCCACGTTACGCCTTCTTCAGCGGACCGAAGACGAGTGGCGAGACCTCGTTCGCAGTGAAGTCTGCGTAGGTCTTGCCGTCAACGGTACGGCTGCCGCCCTGTCGCCACTTGCCAATCAAGTGTGCGGTTGGGCGTGGATCATTCTCTGCCACGGACATTGCCTTGGCGTACACCTTCTCAACGTGGTCGGCAAGACCAAGGTCAAAGACGGTGATGTTCACATAGACGTAGCGGTTAGGCGCAGCACCCTGCTTGCCACCTGAGAGCCACGCATCGTAGCCCTCGTCCTGCCATGTGCCGTAGAACTCCAAGATCGGCGTGCCGTTCTTGGTAGTCTTGCGGACTGGTTGCTTCTTGTCTGATAGCCAAATGTCAATACGGTCTGACATACTTCCTCCTTCTAGAAATCAAAGTCCGAGAGGTCAGCCTTCGCTGCCTTCGGTGCTGATGGTGCATCCTCTGCAAAGATCTTCTTCGCAGCGGCTACGACTGGATCGCCAGCCTTCTCGTTCTCTGGGTCATCACCCGTTGGGATGAGGAAGCCGAGGAGCAGGGCGTACTTGAGTGCGCCAGTCATCGCCTTGTAGACAGCCTTGTCGGTGCTGTCCGACCCAGAACCAACCGACTGGAACGTGACGCTCTCGCCACTCTCCGAGTCGGAGATCTTCCATGTGATGCGCAGGGTAATCAACGCCTGCTTGCCGCTTGGGGTCAGCCCTGATTCGGTGACCTCAATGTTCTCTGGAATCATGGTCAAGCCACGCTCAGCGAACTCATTGCGGATCTTATCGGCTACTGCTGCAGCCTGCACGTACTTGTATCCCTGAGAAGCGTTCGTGCCAGTCTTCTCAATGTACCCGACAGCCTTAAGGATGGCGGACAGTTTGGAATGAATAGACTTCATTGGTTCCTCCATTTATTATTAACTAATACTATTCCTACCTCAGTATTCCAGTTAACCTCTTTGATTATAACATGAACAACACCCACTTTCAGGGGAGCCAATGTTAAGAATGCTTTAGGTGACAGGTCTACTGCTCGGTTGCCCCGCCCTTGTAGCGCGGCTTCCGCACCAAGACAATAGTCACGAACGACAACCACTACACAACGGGTTGTGCCCTTCCTACATACTTGGATCTTGTATGGTTTACTCTTGCCCTCCTTCCATGATCCTACGGCTGCGTACCATACCTTCTCTCCCTTGCTGTAAGGGTTGCAAGTATTGCGATAGCCGCCGTAGCAGAACTTCTGACTCTTTGGATGTGTATTTCCGTACCACGTTGCCGTCCCCTCTGTACGCACACCGTGTGGGGTGAGCAGCAAGAAGGCGGACAATAACAGCGCGATCATCCACGACACTCCACCTTGAACCTGCAATAGGAGCAAGGGTATCGGTTGTTCACCGTCTTTCCATCAGGGATGGGTAGTTGTGGTGGGATGCGATCCTTCTCCTTGTAGTGGTGTGCTACCTGCAGCGCACGCCATGCACGGTCACGTTCCTCGTCGCTAACGATGTACTCCCTGAAGGAGAAGTCGTCGGCGTTGATGTAGATGACACGGGCTGGACGGACGATGCCGTCTTCATCCTGCATAGCAATAGCGTAGAGCGCCGCCTGTGTAGCGTGCTCTGGCTTGGCTGATTCCTTCAGCCACTTGAACGCTGTTGCCTTCATAGACTTAAACTCCCAGACTTCTTGCAGCCCGTCTTTCCATGTGACCACTGCGTCAATGTTGCCTGCAAAGTCATAGTCTGGCATTGATACTGGTACTTCTGTCTCGTATCCAAGGATACCTGGAGCATCTGCAAAGACACTGCTGATCCACTCGGACACGGCGTGCCCCCGCTCAAAGATCCGCAGCGTCTTGTCGTCAAAGGGTTCGCCCTTTACGCCAGTGCTGTCATACCAGTGTGCTCTGAGGCAGCCCCCCATAAGGGAGCCACGCCAGAACGCCTTGGCAGGACGACCGACCTTGGCTTTCTCTGCAAGCACAAGGTCAAACTGTTCTCCTGCTGTACGCATGTTACCTCCTACTGCTCGCCGCTGGTGAACGAGGTGGTCGCCTTACGGAAGACCAACTGCAGGTCACCAATCGGACCGTTGCGGTGCTTGGCTACCTTGACATTCACATTGTCGTAGTAGTCATCGCCTTGTTCCTTGGGTCGCCAGAGCATGATCACCACGTCGGCATCCTGCTCAATGCTACCACTATCTCGTAGGTCAGCGAGGCGTGGCTCGCCGCTGTCACGATACTCTGAGTTGCGAGAGAGTTGCGATAGCGCAATGACTGGGACGTTGAGTTCCCGTGCGATCTGCTTGAGGCTGCGGCTAATCTCTGCCGTCTCCATCACGCGGTTCGCATCCTTCTGCTGGCGGATAGCCGACAGCAACTGGATGTAGTCAATGACCACCATGTCTAGCCCTTGCTCCTGTTTGAGCCGACGGCAACGGCTGCGAATCTCTAGCGGAGTCAGCGCAGACGAGTCGTCCACGTAGATCTTCGCCCGAGCAATCGCGTCCGATGCGACTGTGAGTTTCTCCTCCTCCGCTTGGGTAAGCGTACCCGCACGGATCTTGCTGATGTCCACGTGCGCTGCATCCGCAAGGATACGAGTACCGATCTGCTCGCTTGACATCTCAAGAGAGAAGATGGCAACCGACTTGCCCTGCCTGATCGCAGCATTGGTGGCGAGGTTGACAGCCAGCGCAGTCTTGCCGACCGACGGACGAGCAGCCACGATGATGAGGTCTGACTTACCCCAGCCACCGATCAACTTGTCCATCGGCACGATGCCCGACTTGATGACATCATTCTCGCCAGACTTCGCCTTGTCGTAGTGATCCCACGATAAGCCGATGACGTGTGCTAGATCCAAGAACGTAGAGTTGGTACGGGTACGGGCAAGGCGGTACATCTCTGCCTGCGCCTTGTCCACTGCCTCGTCAGAGGGCAGCCCCTGATACCCGATCTCTGCGATCTTCCCTGCTGCCTCAATGAGTCGGCGGCTAACGGCTGCCTCCTCAATCAGTTCGGCATACGATTCCCAGTTGGCTGATGTGGGTGTGTCCCGCACCAGATCGCCGAGTACCGTGCTGCCACCAACGGTCAGGATCTTCTTGCCTAGTTCGTCAGCGACCGTGACTGTATCAACGGCACGCTTCTGCTTGACGAGCGACTCCATCGCCTCAAAGATGGTGCGATAGCCGTAGTCGTAGAAGTCTTCGGCGCTAAGCACCGACATGACTGGCACGACCACGCTATCGTCAATCAACATTGAGCCGAGGATAGCCCGCTCAGCCTGTGTGTTCTGCGGCTTGACACTTGTTGTCAAAGATCTTACCTCCGTACTCTGCTTCCTCCTCGGTAGACCAACGAATCCCCTCAGTCTCGTAGTTGTAGGTGAACCACCCCCAAGTTCTGCAGTCATCGCAATAGACAGCAGCGCAGCAGCCATCGTCCCAGATAATCTCTGGGTTCTGGTGACCTTGGTCACGAACCTCGTTGATGTGGTCCGCTACAAACTCGGCTAGTTCAGGTGTGACGTAGTGAGGAAACGACTTGATCCTCAACTGCTCGTTCACTATCTTACGTCGCTTATCTTTAACCTTAGTATCTGTTGTGTTAAATAATCTTAACGTTGTCTGGTATGAGTCCAGCGTCAGACTACATCGGCAGTCCTTCGTCCCGTTCCCGTGCACCTTGCACATCTCCGACTGCACTGCGTACTCCTCCGCTTGCCTCGCTAGTTCCATCTTCAGTTGCTTCCGCAGTTTCATCTGATTCCTCCCGCTCCTCTACTGTGTGGGCGTACGCGCCAGGGAGCCACTCAATACCCTCAAACTCTAGCGTGCTGTCGTTGTAATCAAACTGATCTTCGTAGTTCTCTTCTAGTAGGTCAAGTACCATCTCCTTGCCAGAGGCAACGACTACCTCGTCGTTCTGCTCGTCAGTCTCAACAAGGATGTAGTACATGACTGGGATACCAATACTCTTTAGATACTTCATGAGAATGCTCCTATCATAATGAAGGATGTCAGCACCCCTAGCAAGAAGCCTGCTAGGAGTGCCGCATCGTTGCTAGTTCGCACGACTATCTTCCATCTCCATGCCTTCGTATGGATCTGTCGGTGGGGTGAGCCGCCCGAAGATCTCCTCGTTAATGAGGACTGCAATAGGCGAAGCCTCAACCGACTCGCTTAGTTCCCTGAACCGTACGATAACGGCAACATCCTCGCCATCAAACTGCGCCCTCATCAGAGCGATGTTGTTCTCTTGGTTAAACATTGACTCAAAGAATGAGATCTCGTCGCTTGTAATCTTGGTCATCAATCCTCCTTAAACCTGATCGTAGTTGCTGACGCTGTGGTCAACGCCGCAACTGCACTTGTTGTTATTGAGAGTGAGTGCATCCTTTGGCGCATCGTCGCCAACGTTAAGTGTAATCTCAACGATGTCTTCCTGTGGAACCACGGGCTTATACTCCTCTCGTACGCCGTAAACTTTCTCCGTGATGTAGTTGATCGCTTCGGTCACGTCATCCACATCGGTGTTCTCTAGCGTAGAGTACAAGCCTACCACACGCTGCACTAGTTCGTCAAGCGCAGCACTTACCTCGCCAGTCCGCTCCTTGTACTCAACGACTGCCTCCTCGCCAACGTCCTGCCATAGGCTGTAGTTCGCATCCATCAGGTCATTGACATCCAGTTCGCCGACCTTCTCTTGTACTGCCTCATCAATCATGGACTCGCACTCGGTGCAATCCCATGCGTCGTGGTTGTGCTCGTCAAGATTCTCAATGTCACTAACAAGATCTTCCATGTTGCTCATGATGTTCTGTGCGCTACGAAGAATGTCATTCTGGTCTGCCATAAATCCTCCTATTAGAACTTACTAATGTCAAAGCCGTGTGAGTAGAGATCCTCAAGGATCGGCTCAAGATACCTCGGCTCAACCGCGTATCCCTTGCCCATCATCAAGGCATCCTTCCCAAACGCATCTGCTAGAAACTGCTCTGCTTCCTGTGTGACGGGGATGACTAGCGCCACGCTCCCGTCGTTGATGACGTTGATGTCAGACATAATCTACCTCGTCGCCATTCCGAAGAAAGGCTACGATCTGGTGAAGCGGCAGCGTCACCTGCTCAAAGAACTTCTTGGAGTACTCCGTGTCACCCTGAAAGAAGAACTCCTGTTCCGTCATGGCTGCATTGCGCAGCGCATCAGTCACAAGTTTCTCTACGTTATCTAGGTCTATTGCCAACTGTTTCATCTTACCCATCGTAGTCCTCTCCTTCTGGCTCTGCCGCGTCATAGCAATCTTCGCAATACCCATTGCCGTTGCCCTTGTTCACGCGCTCGCACCATCCCTCGTCAATGGTGTCGTCGCAACTGTCGCAGTTGATACCGTGTGGATTGTCCACATCCCAACTGTAGATTGCTACGAGGTCATCGCCTGCTACGTCCCATAGCGTCTGGTGTGTACTGACGCTGATCGGATTACCGACCACGCCATACTGACCAAACGCGCAGGTATTGCAGACGAACTCTGCGTCTACGCTCTGATACCCCAACGGAATGTGCTCAGCCATAAACCAACTCCCCAAATACTGCATACTGAATGATGACCTCACCACCAGTAGCGTCCATGTCTACCTCGCCATCACGCGCTTGGTAGAGGTGCGGATGATTGGCGAATGCCAACGCAAACCCGCGCTCAATGTCAGCCCTACGGATAGGAACCCACGTGTTGGGGTCGCGAGTCGGCTCGCCCTGACGATCATCTTCCCTGACATACACATACACGAAGTCATCGGGTAGATCCTTGATCTTGTTATAGTTCTCCTCGCCATACTTGGCATCAACATCTACATACCACGTGCTCCACTTGTAGTCCTTGCACTCGCCCCAGTAGTTGATGCCACCCTCAATGGCGCAGTGCAGGATGTCTACCAAATCTTTAGGCTCTAGTTGCACTTGCAAGATCTTCACGAACTGCCTCCTTAAAGTCTGCGATTGCAGTCTCCTTGTCCACAAAGTAATACGCTGTGGACTTGCGGTAGCCATTGACGATGGCGGATACTACGATTGCGCCCGTGCCCTGCACGGTGTATGCGCTTACCTCAATTTCGTCGGCTGTCGTATCCAACTGGTCGCCCTCCTATGCTCTCTCGTACGACAAAGATGTCTGGCTCAATGTCTAGGTTGTAGACTGAGTACTCAAAGCGCAGTTCCTTAAACTCTTCGCACCATCCATCAAGCATGTGCGAGATGTAGGTGTGGTCAAACACTTCCCATGAGCACGAGGTGCTCTCCGCCTCAACCCAGTATCGTTCCTTGCCATCGCTATGCTTCGGTCCGTTGCCCTTGTCTGCACCAAGACCGTTGATGTCAAAGCCCATGTCAAAGAGCCAGTCTTCTACGGACTTGATTGCATCGGGCATCCAGTTGTTCATACTGGCGATGCCTGTGTTGTCTATGCTGATGTATACCCTAGCGTGTGCGCTCATTACTCCTCCTCACCGACGAAGAACAACCGACCACCGTCGTTCATTTCGTCGTCCATTGATACCGCTACCCAACGATAGCGGATGGTCTTGGCAGCGTCATCCCTAAACTCAAACTTGAGCAGAGGGAATCCATCTGCGGATACATTGCCGCCTACCACCCGTCCATTGTATAGCGGGCGGATCATCTCGTCAAGTATGTACTTGCGAGTCATCGTATCGTGATCATCCATTGTCTGCCTCCCGTACTGGCTCGGACACTACGCCGAGATACCAACGATCTCGGAACTCTGCAGGCACTGCTGCTCGGATGAACTTGTCGCGGTCAAACATCCCATTGGTTGCAGCAAGATGCTTGCTCAATCCCTGCACAAACTTCCAATGATGGAAGTCTAGGAGTTCGCGTTCATACAGCGTGTACTTGTGCTCTTCCCCTTCGTACTTGAGATACTCCCAATGATCCTTGCATTGGTCAGCGATCCATTGGAAGTCCCGCTTGGTAAACTTCGGTGTCTTGCGATTGACTCGTCCGAGTGGAAACATTAGCGACCACCTTTCTCCTGTTGGAATCGCGCGAGGAACCTTGTGTTCGTCGCATCATCCAGTCCCATTAGTGCCTGTGCGGTGTGCTCCTTCAGCGTATGCGGGCTGCCTTCCTCACGAACCCAGTCATACCATCCGCTATTGTGAGCCATCTGCTCGTTGTCGTCAAGCCACTTGCGTACATCACGCTTGTACTTGACCATCCGATACCACGCTAGGTGTAGTCTGCGCCACTGGTCGTACATTAGTTCACCTCTTCTAGTGCTTCATCTCTTTCGTACTCCTCAATCGCAGCCAGTTGGCGTGAGTACATAAACGCTACTGACTCGCTCAACGCATCCCAAAGTGCGTCATCTTCGTGCGTATCTTGTGCAACTTCCACAAGATTTACCCACGGATGGAACTCAAAGGTACTATCCGTCATACTATCCGCGAACTGGTATGTGATGGCATTGCGCACATCATCGGGAGAGTACGCAATCACTACGCACCCTGCCGCTCGCATCTCCGCTACATACTTATCAAACTTCTGCATCTTACGCTCGTGTTTACTCGGCATTGTATCCACCCTTGTCGCTCCAATGTGCGCCCGCATTGTCATCGTGGCGGGTTTCACGGTAGTACAACTGGCGATCCTGCTCAATCGCCTTGTATGCGAGGTCAATCACCTCGCCGATAGGGACATTGCGCTTCAGCGTGTATCGCTTGAGTTCATTGTACAACTGACCACGGTACTTGCACGAACCGCAGAAGCCATACTCCTCATCGCATTGCTCGTGACACATACAATCGTATGGATCGCAGCAGTTCTGGCGAGCGATCACCTCGCTCACATAATCAACCGCCTTCATCGTGGCGTTGTACATAATGCGATTACTTGCCATAGTCCATACCTCCGATTGCCACCCCGTTCAGCCGCAGGATGAAGACGGCTAGGTGTACGCCGAAGTACACCATCGTGAAGATCATAAGCCATCGCGTGATTACGCTAGACATACGCTTCCTCCAAGCACGCGAGTCGCTCAGCACAGTGAGCCTCGTCGCACGAATACGCATAGCAGTTGAGGGTGCTAGGCTTACCCTTCCATCGCGCGACTGCGAGGAATGGATCAGGCTGGATGCTCACGATGTTGATGTCTACCTCTTCGCCCTCCTCATTCCAATCGCAATGGATACGCAGGTCAGCAACGGCTTCCGTTGCACTCGTGTAGATCTCTTCCCATTCAGGCATACACGCAGGGAAACTAATCTCTGCGTGGTAGTGCTCAATGACTGGCATAATACTCCTCGTTCAGTTGCATAAGGGCGAGATACTCCCGCTTGCGCTTCTCCCTCGCCCATTGGAGAATCCGCTTCGGCGTGAAACCTACACCTTGCGCTTGGAAGTATGCGTGGTAGTGCTCATAGCACAGGTGCTTACCACGAACCTCACGGAAGACTCCACTCCCGCAGAAGAGTTCACTCGTGCGTGCCTCGCACATTAGCGTCCGTTGCAGTGCGGGCAAGACTTGCAAAGAGCCTCGCGCTGACGCTTGGCTTCCTGACGCTTCGCCCATTCCTGCAACTGGTAGATCTGCTCTGCCGTTAGCGGCTTGTACTCGTTCTTCTGCATACTACCTCCTACCAAGCACTGGTGTTGCGCTTGAGTTGCACCTGCATAGCCTCTTGCACGCGCTTCTCAAACTCATTGCGCTTACGCTCACGATGCGCTTCCACACGATCCTTGAGCGTGAGTAGGGCGAGCACTGCGCTCATACCCAAGAACGAACCTACGAATGCCTCAAACATACATCCTCCTTGCGCTTACGCGCTTACTCGTGCGAGGTAGTTGTAATAGAACTCGGTGTGAGCCTCGCACCACCAAGCCCAAGTGCGCTTGACCTTGCCCATCTCGCTCGTCTTCACGAGCACGAGATCAGCGTGCCGCTTCCCGCAGGGTACGCCTGCCTTCCCATCTGGGCGCGTTGTGAACTGGCACTCCATCACGGGAGTGCTGCTACCCTTGTACATCTGCGACCTCCTCGGTATTGCGCGCTCGCAAGGGGCGAGAACCCACGGCTCCGCAGCCGTCATCTTCCACGCAGGCGTATGTGATAAACACACGCTGCCCGTAATGCGGAATGCCCTGCCACACGGCAGCCCTTCCACATCTCGGGCACGGGACGGACGGGAATGCCTTCTCGCCCTTCCGCTGCACTAGCACGATTGGCTCAACCGTTGAGCCTTCCTCGTGATCAGGCATACGCTATGCCCTCCTATGTGCGGGTACGCCAACGCTTGTGCGTTGGGGCGCACCAGTCTGCCCTCGCGTGAGAGCAGGCGGGTACGCCCCGCGCCCGAAGGCGCGAGGCAACCGTGCACGCCCGTGCGTGCTTGCGCGATTACTTGGCGAGGCTTGTTGCCAAGCCCATCGCGAACTTGGGTACGCCACCCGCGAGACGCTCCACGAGCGTGCCCTTAGCCTCGTCCACGGGGTACGGGTATCCCGCGCCGCGCGTAAGTGTCTTGCGCCCTCGCGTGATCACGAGGCGGTACTGCTGCGTGCCGCTCTTCTTGGTCTTCTCGTGCGTCCACGCGAATGTGAACCCGCCCGCACTCGCGACGATGGCATCGCCCGAAGGCTTCGCCTTCGCCTTCCGTGGCTTCGCCTCGGGTGCAGGTGTGCTCGCAGGCGCGGCTGCGAGGAGTGCGAGGAGAGCAGCGACCTGCTCGCTCGTGAGTGCTGGCGCGACGCTCTTGCTCTTGCGCATAGTTTCCTCCCGTGTGATCTCGTGCACACGCACACACACCGAGGGGACCTGCCCACACTGGGCAGGGGCTTTCCTCGGAGCAACACCAGAATCTCACGGCGGTCTGGTCTAGTCAAGATTCGGAGCCAATCGCGGCACGGGCGTGCGGGGGTGCGCGGGATCAGGCGCGGCGCAGGCGCAGGCGCACACGCATCCGCACGGGCGCACGGGTATGACGCGCACGCGCGACGCATACCCCCTTGCAAGCGTGATAACCCTCGCGCGCACGCAGGCGCGTGGATTTGCCACGGGGGAGTCCTCGGGGAGCGTTTGGCTCGTGCGTGCGGCGGCGGTACACCCAGCCAGACCGCACTGAACACCCCCTCTGATAAGGCTCGGCGGGGGTCTTACAGACTGTTCACAAGCATTATCAGTCCCCAGATGCCTTCCATGAAGGTGGAGGACTCTGTTAAGATGTCTTCATAAACAAACGTAACCATGGTTATAGTTCGTTTATATATATTTTTTACCTGACTGCGCTCAAATTTATGGTGTATAATGGACCCTGTTAGGGATAAGAATAAGTTTAATAACGGTTAAATATCCCCCTGACAGTGGCGCGAGGTTACATGGTACGACTTGTTTCGCTGAAGAACGACGGTGTGGGGGATGGTTCCGCCACGCCATCCCCCACCCCTAAGCCGAAGGTTACGAACTGGGAGCAGGTAGAGGAGCGCCAGCAGCGGAACCGTGGAGCGCAGCCCCGCCGACCTACCCCAAGGACTCCGATCATCACGGCAACGCCAGACCGACCAACGTCGGGTGCAGCCACCCCACCAGCCGTGCCCACAGATCCAACGGCTACCTCCGTACTGAAAGGCGAGATCCCAGCAGGCAACCCCATTGGGCGGACTGCCGTCGGGATGCTTAATCCAGAGGTCGGCAGTGCTAAGCCATGGAAGCAGCAGTTCCGCGACGTAACGGCTCCCGTCTATGATGGGCGTGGCGGGCTAGTGGTCAATGGAGCCAGCCGATTCGGGACGGCAGTGGTTAATGGAACAAAGAACACCCTGAACGCATATGGATCAATAGACCCGACTGTGCCGTATCGTACAGGCGGAAAGTTCTCAAAAGGCTTGGCGCTGGCAATGCTTGGCGCACAGATCGTTGGCGGTGGCGCCGCAACAGAGTCAGAAATTGAGGGAGGAAAGAACGCGCTGATCAATGCGTTTGTATCCAGTGGATACCCGAAGGATGTTGCAGAAACGATGGCAACCGCATACCTTGGGGCTGCCGCGCCTACAAGAACTGTTACGGACACCGTTGCTGGTGCTGCTGGCGATGCCACGTTCATGGCTGCAACTTCTGCGGCTGGTGCTGGCATCGGTGCACTCTTCTTTGGCATCGGTGCTATTCCTGGGGCAATCATCGGCGCTGGGTTTGGCTGGACTGCTGGACGCATTGCGGCTGGAGCGAGCACTCTGCTCAACATGGTAGAGGCAGCAACTGGATCAGATATCCCTACGATTAACGACTACTGGATCCACGGCGCACTCTACGAAAAGTCTGGGCAAACGGCGCATGACGCTGGCATGATTGCCGCTGCGAACTCCGTAAAGATCTATGGCGACCGCTTCCTTTCCGATGAGGCTACGTATGACGAGGAGGAGAAGATCAAGAGTGGGCATTATGCACAGTCAACAGACGTAGATCCGAAGTATGACGACTACTTTAAGTTTATTCAAGAGGGATACTTCGTTAAGCAAGATGTTAACGGCAGGTACTACGTGAACGTTGAGGAAGTTCAGAACTACCTTATTAATACCGCCCGACTTACACGTGAGGAAGACCTTCGCCAATTCCTTCCAAAGAAGACGAGCGTCGGGGATGCCTTCTATAAGAGCAAGCGCCTGACCGATGACATGCTGGCTGGTATGTGGGATACCGCTGGCGTGATGCCATAAGGATGTGCTAAAATGCCCCTCTACAAAGGTGAACAAAACATCGGCAAGAACTACCGCAAACTAATGGAAGAGGGCTACTCCAAGAAGCAGGCGACCGCCATCGCCATTAAGGTTGCAGGTCGCAAGGGCGGCAAGAAGAAGCAGGAGAAGAAGAAGCGTGGCTAAGAACGTTGCAAAGCGTAAGACTAAATCAATTGATGAGGTAGTCGCCCGTACCCTGCGTGATGCGGGATTCTCCGCAAAGCAGATCGGCGAGCAGATCAAGCGACTAGATGATCCAGATGCCGTCCGCGCAATTCTTATCGCCGCTGGTAAGGACAAGCGCCTTGACGCTGGAGAGTCCAAGCCAGTTGCCCCAAGCGGTCGCGAAGGCAAGGGTCAAGGCAAGGTGAAGAAGAAGGGCGGAATGCGCAAGGCTACCGCCAAGGGCGATGCCACCCGCATCGGTCAGGTTGCCGTAAAGCGCGCTTGGTCGGCTGCCCGTAACGCTGCTGGCGAAGATCGCTGGCGAGTCATGACCAAGGAGCAGAAGACCGCCGAGACGCTCAAGCGACTTGGCTCAATGACGGGTGAGGAAGCCATTGGTGCAGTCCGTGCCCTTGGCACTCGTGTGCTGCCACTTGCTGGTAGCAATGATGAAGTTAACAAGATCATTGATGGATGGGCAAAGGGTCAGGGCGTACGCGCTCCGAAGACCGAGATGAAGATTGCAGCCAAGGGGAAGGCTGAGGGCAAGGGCGGCAAGGAGATTGCACGCGCTGGTGGTAAGGGCGCTGAGGCTCCTGCTGGTCCAGAGAAGCCAGCACTTGGCAAGAAGGCACGCCGTATTGTGCGCCGCCGCACCCGACTTGATGAGATCCTCCGCACTGGAGAGGACGTAGATAGCCGAACTCGCCGACTAGCGCAGAAGCCACAGCCGCAGTCGCCATCCGACAAGGCTGAGCCGATGAAGGTTGAGGCGCTCCCAGAGGGGGTCAAGGATCGCCGCATCACGGTCAAGGGTAAGAAGTACGTTGCTCCAGTCAAGGGCGGGAAGGTGTACATCCAGACCGCAACGGGCACATGGCGTACGGTAACTATCAAGGAATACAAGGCTGCAATTGCCAGTGGCGAAGATCTTAGCCCACAGGCAAAGGTAAAGAAGCCTGCTTCAGTCAAGCAAGAGTTTGGTAAGAAGATGGAAGCCGTCTCTGCCACGGGCAAGGCGCTCAATGCCGAATACATCACGGAGTCTGCGGCGCAAGCATTCATTGATGCCAACCGCAAGATCTCTGAGAAGAACAAGATCGCTATTGGCAAAGGCACGCCTACCGACAAGTTGGCTCCTCGCTACACCGTTGCGCAGTTCGTAGAGGCTGCCTACCCAAATCTTGGGCAGGCTGAGCGATCATCCCTCATCAGCGGAATCCGACGTTCGTTCCGCAGCGAGCGCAAGGCACGAAAGGCTGCACGAGCAGACAAGGCTGGTACGGTAACCGTACTTCGCCCAGAGACCGTAGAGGAAGGTCGCAGGAAGGCAACCGCTAAGGACCGTCGTATTGCCAAGGGCAAGGCTGCCCCGCTTGAGAAAGTTAAGTTGGAGTCTAAGGCTGAGGGTCGCCGAAGGGGTCGTCGCGTCAAGACCGTTGGTCAGACCCTAAGCGCCGTTATGGATCCGAGCAAGCCAACGCCGTCGGCTGAATCTATGGAGGGAGCACCAAAGCGAGCGAAGCGCATCATTACCCCGAAGGTTCCAGGTAGCGAACTTGAGGCAGAGATTAGCAAACTTCGCGAGAGCCTCAGCCCAACTGAGAAGTCCACATTCCGAAAGATTAAGGAGACTGCCCGCGTAGGCTTCACTAAGCCACAGATCCAGAGCATGGCTAAGGCTGGCACGTTCGGAAAGGTTACCCCGAAGGTCAAGAAGATTGCGAAGACGGCTGGCTATTTGTCCATCGTTGCGATGGCACTCAATGCAATCGGGCAGGGCAAAACGGGGAAGAAGTAAATGGCTAAGTTCCACCACGTTTCCAAAGATCTAGATCTTCTTTGGAATGGGCTGTATTTCCGTGGACCAGCCAATACGGTATTCTCCCTGCCAGATGATTACTATGAGGAGTTTAATGTTGAAGTTGTTAAGACCGATACTGGATATGTGTGGGATGTTGTAGATGAAAATGAAGACTTTGAGAACCGACTCACCGACCTTGAAACCAACGGCGTACCGACCGACGCGACGATATCAGTTGGGACAACTACGACTAGTGCTCCTGGCGGCAATGCCTCTGTCACGAATAGCGGCACGTCCCACGATGCGATCTTTAACTTTACTATTCCACGCGGTGAGACTGGTCCCACTGGTGCTACTGGAGCAACTGGAGCCACTGGTCCTACGGGCGCGACAGGCGCGACTGGTCCGCAAGGTATCCAAGGCGATACGGGTCCTACGGGGGCAACAGGTCTAGCCGCTACCATTGCGGTAGGGACGACCACTACCCTCTCGCCTGGATCATCGGCAACCGTCACCAACAGTGGATCTGCTAGTGCCGCTGTCTTCAACTTTGGTATTCCAAAGGGCGACACTGGCGACACGGGCGCGACAGGTGCGACTGGTGCTACGGGCGCTACGGGAGCCACTGGAGCAACAGGTGCGACTGGACCGCAAGGTCCTGCTGGTGAAGGAGTCCCAACTGGCGGAACATCTGGGCAAGTCCTCACTAAGAATAGCGCGACGAACTACGATACCATCTGGGCTGACCCAGGTGCTGCGTCGTATACGACTGTTGTCAAAGAGTATGTAAAGAACGACTCTACTGCAAAATCCAAAGGTGACGTCGTCTACATCTCTAGCGCAGACGGCACGAACCCTATTGTATCTTATGCCGATGCAGATACCGAGGCGACTTCCTCTAAAACACTTGGACTTCTAGAAACTGCGCTCTCGGCAAATCAACATGGCTATGTTATCACCGAGGGTCGCCTTAGTGGGCTTGATACCTCAGCAGCAACTGCTGGGCAGTCTGTCTGGCTAAGTAGCACATCTGGTAAATTTGTCTTTGGTACGCCACCAGCAGAGCCAGCCCACTCCGTCTTCCTCGGTGTTGTAACAAAAGCAAATGGATCAACAGGAGAGATCTTTGTCAAAGTTCAGAACGGTTACGAGTTAGACGAACTACACGACGTAAGCGTCGGCTCTCCGTCTAACGGAGATATTATTCAATGGAATAGCACTAGCCAAATGTGGGAGAAGGAGAGCCTTTCCTCTGCAGGTATTGCTGCGGCAGTGCATACGCATGCTGAGTCGGATGTAACGAACCTTGTTAGCGACCTTGCTGGCAAGGCAAGCACAACGCATGATCATTCTGGCGTATACGATCCCGCAGGCACTGCCGCGTCTGCGGTCTCTGCGCATGAGGCAGCATCCGATCCGCACCCGACCTACCTAACTGCAACCGAAGGGAATGCAGCCTACGCAACGACAGGGCATACGCACGGTGCGCTCATGCCAACAGGTTCTATTGCAATGTGGGCAACGACAACTGCACCGACTGGCTGGTTGTTCCTAGACGGTGCAACTTATAACCAGTCTACCTACCCAGACCTAGCCGCCGTCTTTGGTGTATCTAGTGGAACGTTCACCGTTCCAGATATGCGCGACCGCTTCGCGGCAGGTGCGTCCACGATTTCTGCACTCAGCAATAATGGCGGATCGTTTGCTCCGAACACCGCCAATAGCACTGCTCACCAACATACGACAGATATTGCCCACGGTCACGCTGACAACATTGCCGTCTCAACCCACGGAGACCACACGCACAGCGTTAACCCAGCATCTACCGCATCTGGAACTGCGAGTTCGTTTAGCGCGGCACAGTCTGGTTCTGGAGTTACGATGCCGTCGTCCTCGCACACCCACTCAACAGATATTGCTGCTACTACCTCTGCCGCAGAAAGCACCAACCTTACCCACACCGTCACTGGTGGAGTTACATCACTTGGCGCAACGTCGGTAACGTCCTCCAGTGCTGGTGGTACACTAACGCCAAAGTCAACGTTGCTGAACTTTATTATTAAGACGTGAGGTAAGAGATGGAATTTGCTAGTGTTGAAATTTCGTGCGAAACCGAAGGGTGCCCAAATCAGGGTATCCCCGCAAATACTATTTTGCGATTAACTGAAGATGGACAACTACCGCACTATGTCTGCGGTGTGTGTCAGATTGATTTGATCGCGGACCCAAGAGAAGTTTTAGAAGTAGTAGAGGAGATTAAAGATGCCACTGCTTAAGATTGTTACCCAAACCGATAGCATTGAGACTGGTAAGCCAGGAGTCCAGGACAACTGGATGGATGACTGCGCATGGGCAACACTTGCTTGTGCCGCCAACTACTTAACTGGATCTAAGATGACGAGCAAGGACGCAATTGCCGTTGGAGAAACTGTCGGTCGCCATGATCGTGATGGGTTCCCAGATCCAACGTCGCTTGCCCAGTTGGTGCTTGGTGCAAAGAAGGTTGGACTAGTTGCCCGATACGCTAAGTCATGGGACGACGTGCTCAAGGCACTCAAGGCTGGAGCAGTCATTGGAATCAACGTACAGCAGGCAAAGAACTATCCGCCAGTTACCATGAGCGCGTGGCATCGTGCCCGTGAAAAGCGCAAGCCAAACCAGCCGTACGGTCACATGACCTGCGCGGCACTCTATGGTGCAAACCGTGCTCAATGGGCTGACCCTACGATGACTGGAAAGCGCAACGAGGAGTATGCCGTCGTTGTAACATTTGAGGAACTGAAGCAGATTGCCTCGTCCAAGGGCGATGCCCCACATAAGCGTTGCCTGATCTTCACTAAAAAGCCCGTAGTGCCACCTAAGAAGCCCGTACAGCCCAAGAAAGTGGTAAGTAAGGTCAACACCCTACTATCCCAAGTTCGCAAGGCTGTGACCCGCAATGTCTGAACTAGCCCCGATGCTGACAGGCTGCCATGCCTGCCGCTCGCCGCTCGTAGAATCCATCAATAAGAAGATTAAGGAAGGCGTTCCTGATCTTCGGGTCTCCGAATGGCTGAAGGAACAGGGCGCATACATCAGCCGTGTAACAATTGGGCGGCATAAGCGCGAGCATCTGATTGAGAAGCACGAGAAGATGCGCAAGGAGGCAGCGGAGGTTCTCCGTCGCCAGCAGAAGACCATCAAATCTGACGGCGATTTGGCTTTGCTGGTACGAAACCAAGTAAACCTCATGCTAGAAGATGGTATACTTATGCCCACGCTGGCTGAGGGTCTGCGCGCGCAAGAGATCATTGACCGACGGAATGAAAAGTCAACTGATCGCGACCTCACCATCATGTTGGCGCAGGTACTTGGTGGCGTTGCAGTTATTGAAGGAACTGCACATGAAGTAAATATGGAGATTACTGATGGCAAAACTGACACAGTTTGAGAAAACTACTCGTAACCTAGACCGATTGGATAGGAATCGGGAGGAACTTAAGCGCGCAATTGCCGCACGCCGTAGGGCAAAGAAAGTTGGCAATGAGGCTGGAGTTCTTATTGCCAAGGCTCGCAAGGCTAAGGTAAAGAAGGCTAAGTTGACTTCTATTGCGCAAGAAGCAAACTTTGCTGCCAATGAGGAACGCGCTAGGGCGCGAAACCTAACAAAGTATCTTGCATACGATACAGGAATGTATACAACCGATAAGGATGGTAAGAAGCGTTACTTTAAGAAGAAGGCTCTTAAGAATCAGGCTCTCAAGAAGGCTGAGGGGAAAAAGACAAATCCAATCTTTGATACAATCCAAAAGTCTAATAGGTATGCAGTGATCAATGCGGAAGCGTCAAAGGCTGCCGCACGACAGTCTGGTGGCACTGCCACTGGGATTAAGCGAACTGCAGAGGCTGCAATTGGTCGCATTGCGACTGGCAAGGCTCTGAAGGGTATGGCACGCGCAGGTGGCGTGCTTGGTATTGCGGCACTGTTTAATGCAGCCCTAAAGGGCAACGATAGTAAGAAGAAGAGAGGGTAATTATGGCTCCACGAAAGACTCCAATGCGCACAAAGAAGAAGCAACAGAACAACGGTGGCGTTAATCCATTGCTCGTAGCACTCGGCGCAGGCGCTGGTGCGGCTGCTGGTCGCAGCGCAACTGGCGCTCTTGCAAGGCGTAACGTTACAAATCGTGCCGCACGTATGGCAGAGATTGAAATGGAAATGATGGGTCCTCGCGGGCGAAGCGCAGAGCAGATTTCTCGCGAAGCCGCTGGTACGGTTGCAGACCGAGAGTACACAAAGATGCCACGAGCGAACGCTCAGAAACTTGCAAACTATCGCGGCATGCTTGCAAACAAGACTGGCGAGCCAGGAGAGATTGGGCGTGCCCGACGCAATGCTGGAATCTCCAAGAAGGACACCGACAAGTATTACAACAAGTCGGAAGCCCGAATGCGTATTGCCGATGGTAAGCGCCGCGCCGATGGTGGTCAGTCTCTGATTGAAGAGGCATCCTTCCTCCGAGGGCAGCGTAAGATTGGTCGCAACACCCGCCGTGGTGCTGCTGGCGGTGCTGCACTTGCAGCCCTTGCTCAGTTGGTTCTAGCGGAGATTAACAAGAAGAAGTAATTTCCCTGGAGGGAACATGACAAAGAGGGAACTGGCTCAGGCGTATATCGCCAAAGCCCTCCCGTTGCTTAATCTTAAGCAGTGGGATGTAAAGGTTTCAGAGTCTTTGCCGCCAGACGATGCGTACGCAGACATTGAGGTTTCCGAAAACCTCTGGTCTGCGACCATCCGTCTTTCGGAGGATTTCTGGAAAGAGAAACCAGACAGCCAACGCCGTATTATTGCGCATGAACTTATTCATGTACACTATGCGGGTGTTGAGCGTTTGCTCAATACGATTGAATCGTCAGTCGGAAGTATGGTCTTTGACATTCTAAACAGTGTCTGGGATACCGAGACGGAGCGTGGGGCAGACTCGTTGTCTACTCCGTTGGCAAAGGTGCTGCCGCTCCCTGATTTTAGAGAGGTGCAAGATGGCGGGCAAGAAGCCAGCAAAACTCGCAAGCGCAAAGCCTAACCCAACGTTCTGGACTCCTAAGCAGTGCGCTGAGTGCGGCACGATTATTGCCACGATGAAGGACGCTGACCGCGTGCTTGTTAAGAACTTCGTGGGAGCCAAGGCAAACACAGGGTTCATTTGGAAGCACAAAGCAGGTAAGTGCGCCTAATGGCATACACTAAGCCTAGCCTTCGGGAGTCCATTAAGAACCGTATCCTTGCTGGTAGCAAGGGCGGCAAACCTGGGCAGTGGTCTGCGCGCAAGGCACAGTTACTTGCAGCAGAGTACGAGAAGGCGGGCGGTGGCTATTCTGGCAGTAAGACAAAAGCCCAGAAGTCCCTTTCTAAGTGGACGGGAGAGAAATGGGGAACAAAGTCTGGTAAGCCTAGTACTCAGGGAGAGTCCGCTACTGGCGAACGTTATTTGCCAGCAAAGGCTCGTGCTGCCCTGAGCGCCAAGGAGTATGCCGCTACCTCAGCCAAGAAGCGAGAGGATACGAAGAAGGGGAAGCAATTCTCCAAGCAGCCAAAGAGCATTGCAAAGCGCACATCGCGATACAGATAGGAGAGTTATGACAACACCAGCATGGACACGTAAGGAAGGTAAGAATCCCAAGGGAGGACTGAACGCCAAGGGTCGTGCATCGTACAAAGGCGGCACACTCCGACCTCCAGTCAAGAGTGGCGACAACCCGCGCCGAGCCTCGTTCCTTGCCCGCATGGGCGGGATGCCAGGTCCAGAGCGCGATGAGAAGGGTCGTCCAACGCGGCTACTCCTTAGTCTTCAGGCTTGGGGCGCAAGCAGCAAGGCGGACGCGAAGCGAAAGGCTGCGGCAATCAGCGCACGTCTAAAGTCAAAGCGTGCCTAATCTCCTAGAGGATCTCCAGACTGGGCGGACAGACCCAGTGTTCTTTGCCACGCGATTCCTAGGCGTGGAGATGAACCCAGGTCAGCAGAAGTGGGCGCGAGCCTGCGTTGAGCGCGCTGAGAATGGCTGGTCACCTAAGTACTTGACGACGGTGGTGTCGGCTGGTAACCGTGCTGGCAAGACTCTTGCCATGGCACTAATGGTGTTCCACTCGGCTTTCTATAAGTTGGGGATTAAACCTCCAGCCCCAGCAGATCCAGAGGACGCGATGCGCTGGCTCAAAGAACCCTACGAGTGGTATCACATTGGCATCCAGCAGGAAACGGCGGAACTCGTCTTTCGTGAGTTGTCCATGATTTGTCAAGGCATTCACCCTGCGCAGAAGGGGCGAAAGGCTCCGCTCTTTGTAGAGATGGGGAAGATCGCTACCTTTGATAAGAAGTATCGCGGCGAGTATCTGTGGTTTCAGTTCAATAAGGCTGTCGGCGGTGGCAGTATCCACTTTAGAACCACGCAGGATAAAGCGAAAGCGTTGCTTGGAAAAGACATGAATGGCATTTCGTTTGACGAGGCTGCGTTTGATCCGTATCTTATGACCATCTACCAAGAGGTCCTTAACCTCCGCCGCCTCTCCACTGGCGGGCAACTCCACTTTATCTCCACTCCCACCGAGGGTATCAACGATTACGCTGACCTCTGGGAACTGGGCAATACGGAGAACCCAATGCGAGATGAGCAGTTTATGTCCTTCCGTATGTCCACTAGGGACAACATCGGATACGGGCTGTCGCAAGAGAACTTTGACTCTATCATCCGCCAGCAGGTTGAATACCTTGTACCCCAGAACATTGACGGGTACTTCATTGAGGCTCGTGAGGCATACTTCCATGCCCAGTCTATTGAGAAGGCGTTCAACCCTGACCTTGAGGACGAAGAGGAGCCTGTGAAGGGTCACCGCTACGTGCAGGGCTGCGATCCTGCTATATCGTCGGATGCCACGTGGTCCATCGTCCTTGATTATTCCGACAAAAACAAGATCCGAGGGGTTCGCGCTAGGAAGCGGTCTGGTCGCCAAACTCTTATAAACCTCGTAAATATGCTTAGGGAAAGCCATCTGTTGTATAATCAAGGGGCACAGTGTACCACAATTCTAGATAGTACTGGATTTGGTGGTAAAATGTTTATGCAAGAACTAAGTATTATTAAACCGCTTCGTCAAGTAGACTTCTCTGGAACTAGGGCTAAGAAACTTGAGATCCTATCAGACCTCAAGGCTATCCTAGACAAGGAGATGGTGGTATTCCCCAAGAAGGGGATCTGGCTAGAACTGCGGAGGCAACTCTTGGGCTACAAACTAGATGACCGAAAACTGGAGACTGACGCAGTTATGGCTCTCGCTGTGGCTATCCGACACGCAGCACGTTCGGCAGGGGAAACGGTTAAGGATGCTGACTTCAACTTCTTTGGTGTCGCGTAATGGCTAAGCGTAACGCCGCTCCAATCCCATCGCTGCAGACCAATGACCCACAGGTCATTGACATGGCGCAGAAGGGTGCGAAACTTGTTAGCACTATTGCTGGTCGTGGCAACCGATTCATGGGCAGCACCGTCCTTGCAGACGAAGCCAAGAAGGTAATCAAAAACGCAGAGATGACGGGCGGTCAGGAAGCCGCCAAGAAACTGACCGAGATCCTTGAGCGCAAGGCAAGCGTTGACTCAGAGAATGCCCGACGACGACAACTGTTCCGCCGCTTTGATAATCTGTTCCATGCGAGGACGATCACTGTCGGCGGTGCAGACCACTGGGCAGAAGATCCATCGGCTCGCCTTGGCGGTCGCGCACACGTTTCCGTCAACGTACATCCATCCTACGTATCCATCCCTGCATCGCTGCAGGCTGTACGACCAGTCATCAACTATCTGCCATCTGGATCTGAGCGCGAGGATCGCGAAGAGGCTGCTGCTCGTGAACGTATCTTCTTCCGCTGGTGGGAAGAGGCAGACATGGATATCGTCATGGAAGACGCTGCGCTCTACAAGGCGCTCTACGGCGACACCGCCGCAAAAGTCACCTACGATGAGAAGGATGGTATTCCTCGCGTAGAAGTTATCTCTGCCCCAGAGAACCTGTACATGGGATACGGCACGTCGGACTTTACCCGCGTTGACTGGGCGCTGTACCACTACGGTCTCAGCCCACAAGCCGTCATGGACGAGTTTGGTGTTGATGTCGTGCCAATGAAGATGGGCAACGAGTACTTCCCATTTGTCTACACTGGCACACACGCAGACCCACTGGTCACCGCCTTTGCGTCACAGGCTGAGCGCACCGTTGATCGCCGAGACACGGCGTATGAGCGCATGCAGGTCAGCGTCTACGACTACTGGTACAAGAAGGTTGAGAACGGCGAACTCAAGACCTACAACTGTGTCTTTGTCGGAAACCAACTCGTCAAGGAAAAGGAGCATCCAGAGTACGCTGGAGAACTCCCATATATCCCACTCATCAACTCACGCATTCCTGGGTCGCCATACGGTAAGCCAGAACTCTACGACGTTGAGCAGTTGCTCCGCGAGAAGGACGAGCGCATTACGAATGCCGCCCAGTTCATCCACCAGATCGTTGGTGGTCAGATGTTCCAGTTGGTTGGTCAGGATGCGCCAGAGGAAGTCCCATCCAACGCAATCCCCAAACCAGGAAAGATTGCTGCTCCTGGCGCTGGAAACCGCATTGAGCCAATCCAGCCGTTTGTTCCGAACATTCAGATTGAGCAGTACAACCAGCGCATTGACCGCGAACTTGCGGTAGTCTCTGGTCTCAACGATCTGCTCCTCGGTATCGCCCCGTCAAGCGTGCTCGGTTCTAGCCGAGCAATCGCTTCGCTTGTTGCAAACTACGAGCAGCGCATCGCCCCTAAGCGCAAGTTGTTCTACAACTGGATCAAGAAGGTGTGGAAGATGGCGGCACAGATCTGGTCATACAATGACGATACTGTGGCTTTGGTTATTAACGGGCAGTACCGTATTGAAGTCGTCCCACCTGAGTTGACCCCTCGCGATACGCTTGAACTTGCAAACACCGCAATCAGCCTTGTGCAGAACCGCATCTGGTCGGCGGAGCGCGCAATGGATCGCGTCGGCGTGGATGATCCTCAGAACGAGAAGGACATCATCCGCGACGAGCAGACAGATGCTACAATTAACCCAGCGGCTGTTGCAACGATGGCAAGTGTGGTTGGATCGTTCCGACAACTTGGCTTACAGGCTCCGCAGGGTATTGGTGAGCCTGGGTCGCCACTTGATCAGCAGGCTGCAATGGAGCAGATGCGTGGGCAGAATCCTCCACCACAGGGTAGCAACTCAATGAACGATCAGGGTCTGATCCCTCCAGCAGCGGCAGAGGCGATGCCAGAGAATGGCGCTGAGGTTGCACAGACCCCTGAGCAACTGATGATGCAGCAAGGCGGTATGTAATGGCAGTAACTGGGCAGTTTGGAAAGGTCATTACTGGTAGTGGATCTGTAGCATCCGCGATTAGCGGCATTGCGTCTAACTACATTACCCTACGCCTTAACCGAATCTACGATGCGTTTATCAATAAGGAATCCTTTGAGGGTCGCGAAGTAACGGCTGCCGTTGCCATTGAACTACTGAACAAGTTGATGGCAACAACGTCAAAGGGTGGCAAGTCGGAGTCTGATGTACAAGAGACTCTTAGGGCTGTGCGTAAGGCAAGCCGAACACGAACGCTCAACGAGATTGACGGAAAACTAAAGGAGGAGGGCGCTACTGGAGACTACGCTAACAAGGTGCGAGTTATCCGAGAGATGCTTCTTGACCCCACGCTAAACCCAGATGACATTTCGGATCTGAAGGATGAACTAACCGACGCAGTAGATGACTTGCTCACAAACGCTCAGAACCAGTTCTCGTCTGGCGGAAAGATCAAGATCAACGGTCGCACTATTGACTTTGCCAATGGCGCAAATGAATCCGAACTTATGGCGCTGTTTGATGATGCGATTGAAGAAGACCCAGCATCCGCAGAAAAGTTGAGCAAGCAGCGCGTTACCGCTCAGGCATCTGTGCTTGTAGCAAAGGCAAATGCCGCGTGGCTGTCAAAGACCCGAACCACGGACTCCGAGAAGAACGCGGGCTATACCGAGCAGTTGAAGTACTTGCGCGAGGCGTATACGCTGCTCAATACCTCCAAGTATGGTCTCACGACAGAGGCGCAGAACGTGCTTACCAGCATCCGTAATATTGAGGAGAATCAGGCTACTGCCAAGAAGAACATCGGCGGGACTGCTGCAACAACTAGGATGAACTCAGGGTACGACAATATCTTTGGCGACCTAGATGCGATTGATGCCGCGCTGAAGAAAGACCCAACAATTGCTGCAATGTTTGGCGACAAGACTACCTTTGCTACGTATCTTAGCGGAGATCAGAACTATGCTCTACAGATTCTTGATGCTTATATTGCTGGAAACGGCAACAGCGTTACGCGAGAAGACGGCTCAAGGATTAACCTAACAATTGAGAATATCTCTGACATTATGAAGGATGCGCGGGCTGGAGCCGCTGCGCTCTATAAGTGGTCAAAGAATAACCCTAACCTTAGCGAGAGTGCCAAGGAGACGATTAAGTCATGGGATACCTACTCAACAGCACTTGGCAAGGCTGCACCAATTCTTACAACTGAAGACAAGTACGATGACGCAGTAGATGACCTAAGCAAGGCAATGGATGCTGCTGGTGCTGACATTGGTGCGCGTGCTGCAGCACTCCGTGCGTTTGGTAAGACGCTTAACACGCTTGCCGCCGCTGCTGGCTTGCCTGCTGGTGTCGCCGCCGCCCTGCGCGCTGAAGCAAACGTCTACACAACTGGTAAGCGACCTGGCGCAAACGTCACACTCTACGGAGACTACAGCGGAAACCTCAGCGTCCGCAATGGCGTAAGCGGAATTTACAACCTTGAAGAAATCCTTGGCGGAGTTATTCTTCCGCAGTCTGGCGATAGCCAAATCTCTATCTATAGCGCCATCACCACAATCTTTGGTCAAGAGGCAGACTGGACTGCTGGCAATGGCACAATCAATACAGACATTGACGGTAACGACACTCCAGGTACTGCAGGTCAAGATACCGCTGCATGGGAAAAGGGTCAGGGAATTATTCTCAAGACTATTGGGACAGTTACACTTGAGGGCGGGACTAAACTCAATACCTTTGTTGATCAAAATCTACAGCGTATCCGCCTTGTCAGTGCTGGTCTCCAGTCTGATCCAGATAATGTTGGCAACTTTACTGAGGGCTGGGTAACTCGTGTTAAGGACAAGAATGGCGCATGGCAGTACATCGTTACTACCTACGATAAGACTACTAAGGTAGAACGATTGCTCAAGGGTGATGCCGCAAATGCTTTCGTTCGGAATCACCTTAATGGTGGTAATTGGAATGCGCTTATTCAGAACATTGGCGATAATGCAGTCATTACTCTTGGGAGTCGGGCGCTTGACGGATATGAGGGACCAAGCGGTAGGGTTAATGGTCTAAAGAGTTCTGAGGTTGTTGGTGACGCAATTACCCCAACAAAACTTGTGGACGGAACGCTTTGGGGAATGCTAACGGACGACAATCACGGCTATGGATGGGCGAAAGAGTACCAGTCGCTTGTTGATGAATCCATCCGACTTGCTGTTAAGAATGGGAAACTTGCTGTACGCGGTGGTCGTATTTACATCATCAACGGCAAGAAGATCGGTGGATCGCAAGGTGAGGCGCTTGTGGATCTTGACATTACAGGCATGGTCTCTGAGGAAATGCGCCTTAAGATTATTGAGATTGCACCAACCGTTGACACAACTCCTGGGGAGCGTGAGGGGGACGGTGGCGCAGCACAGACTAGCGGAGATACTGGCGCAGAAAACCGACCAGTAGGCAAAGACCGATGGGCTGGCACGCAGTGGGCTGGACAAGAGGGCAGCACTGTCATTAGCAAGACCGCGAGCGGCAAGGACCTAACTCTGGACGAGGCGTTCTCTAGCGGAACTGGATATATGTGGGACAATGCCCCAAAGAAGACTGGTGGCGGTGGCGGCGGAATCCCAATGGTGAAGCCAAAACTTGATCCACGTATTCAGGCTGAGTATGATCGGCTTCGTGCACAAGGCGTAAAGAGCGCAGGAATGAGGAACGTTGTGACTGGCAAGACTACGACGCAGTTGATGGATGAAGGTCAGCGAATTCTGACCACTGCATTCCGAAACCTACCAGCAGGAAATGGCACTGGTAAGGGTTCTACCCCAGCAACTGGTACTAGGGCTGTCGCTGGAACGAGGTTTGCCCCAATTCAGCGCAATAAGGCGTTCTAATGGTTCGCCTTGTAAGTGGCGACAATAGTCTTCCTCCTGTATCTGGTCCTGGGCTTAGTTCTCCCGACAATACCAGCGGTACAGGGCTAGATCGCGTTGGCGTTGTTGGGCTAGACCTTCTTGGCGGCGGCGCTGGTGTTGCTGGCGGTGCAGTCAAGAATACAATCGGTCTGCTCGGGGAAGTTGTTAATACGCCGTTTGAGGTTGTTAGCGGTGAGGTCGCCCAGAACCGTCTTGCCTCGCAACTTGCTGGCAACAAAATGGGAATTTCGCAGCGGTACATTGATATGGTCAAGATTGATGGAATGAGCATCAGCGATGTTGCTGACCAAATGGCAAACGATGGAGTTGGTATCTCCAACAACATTGCCCATGAACTAATGCTATCAGTCTTCATGGATCCGTTTAACCTTATCGCGGCTGGCGCTGGTAAGGGATTTGACGTTGGTAAGCGCAGCGCGGACATCCAAGAGAAGATCAGCAATACGACAGTTGATTCTGTTGCTTCTTCCGCTGTTCGGTATGGAGCAACCGAAGATGAGGTTCGGTGGCTAAAGGGTCCTGGTCGTGAACTCCTTGGGAAGATGTACTCCAAGACTGCGCGCGGGCTGGGCGGCGTTAAGCGAGGTGTAGCAACTGCGATGCTTGGACGTGGCGCTGGTATTGCCGCGACTATTGTTGGCGTTAAGTTCCTCGCAAACGCAATTGACATTGCCAAGAACTATGGAAAGTCTCAGGAAATCTTGGATGCCGTTGCAGTCGGAACGAATCACGTTACCCTAGGCGCTGCCGCCGATGTTGTCACAAACCGAGTATTTGGTCAGAGCCGCGCATCCATTATGGAGAAGGCAAAGATCATTGACGAGTCCAAGGGAGTTGACGATACCGAGGCGTTTGATCGCTTCCTCCGAATCTCTGTAGGCAGTCCAGAATCTGCTGGTGATAGCCTTGACTTTGTTCGTACCGAGTGGGAAACGCTCCATCGCGTTGCTGACGAGGCTGGGTCAAACCGCAGACAAGCCGTAACCCAAAACCTCTTTGACCGTAACGTTGCTGGAGAGATTAACGAGCAGGTCGGTAAGACTGGAGTACTATCCATTCTTGAAGCAGAGCGCACGCTTGACGAAGTTGCAATTGCCCGTCGCGTTGAAGACCAGAAGGCAGTTGCCGTAGACGAGGCAATGTTCCTCCTGTCTGGCGCATCAGACGATGCTGGTCGTATTGCTCTTGCTCGCGCCGAGTTTGTTCAGAACATTGGACCGATCATTGGGATGGGCGCTGCCGAAGAGATCTGGAACGCAACTCTCAAGACAATGGATCTTGGAAAGCAGTCAACACTCCGAGCACTTGGCGAAGCAATCTACGCCTCTGAGGTAATGCGACTTGGGTTTGTCGCAAAGGCGTTTGGCGCTGCCAAGAAGAGCCTTGTGAGTAAACTCGCAAATTCAGAACTGCTCGGGCGATTGCCAGCGGCTACCCGTGCCATGGTACAGGATTCGGAACGCTGGACAATCGTTGCCCGCGACACAATGACAAACCTAGATCACAAGAAGACCATTGATGTACTTGCTGGAGAAGGTGATGCGGTAGCAAAGGGTAAGGCTGCCCTCTATGCAGTCAAGCGGTTTAGCATTCTCCGAAACCAGTATGAGGCAAAGGCGTTTGCAAAACTTGTAGAGGCTGACCCACAGAAGGCAGTAGATATGCTGCTGGATACACTTCGCCAGTACGGTGATGACGCATTCCTTAAGGAAGTTCCTATTACGGAGTTCAAGGGCGTTGACGACGTGCTCCCAGAGATTGCAGACATGGCTCGCGCCGCAGAGCGTGGCGAGTACCGAATTGCGTACGAGCCAAAGACTGCCGCCTCTATCCCCAATCGCGTGTACCAAAATGCTGCGACTAAGGATGTTGCACGCTTTGGTGTAGATCTTTGGGTTCCGATCACGGATAACGCTATTGATGTAACAATCGGAAACCGAAACCTGTTCGGTCAGGCTCTTGACATTCTTGCCAAAGAGCGCCGTACGATCACCGTGATCTCTAATACCCTGACCCGAATGCAGGAGTATGTTGTGGCAAAGAACGTTCCGCTTTCGCGAAACCAAGTCCGTCGCCTACATACGAAACTTACAGATAGGGGCTACGAGATGAAGGGATCCATCCGAACAGCAACTGACGAAGTGTTGAGTGCGAACACTAATACGATCATTGATGACCTTATTGAAGAAGCACGACAGGTAAATGTAGACGACGCAAACCGATTGCGCCAGATGAAGCAGAGCGGAGAACTGCGAAGCATGATCTTCGTTGCCGCCGCTGGCGATCTGCAGAACGTTGGGCTAACCACTTACATTACTGGGCGGATCAAGGCTGCCGCCCGATCAGAGATGGTCAGCAAGATCCCAGACCTTTACTACCCAGCCCTAAAGTTCCAACTCAGTCCGATCTTCGGTATCCAAGAAGTTGTTGAGTCTAAGTACTGGAACGCTATTCGCGGCTACGGTAGCGAGATGTCGCTCGGCAACGCGCTTAGAAAGGCTGGCATTGACTCCAAGGCGGCAGATGACATCCGACTTGGGACAAAGCGATTCTATGATGTAGAGATTGACGGCAAGGTTGAACGCCTAGATTCCGTAGACATTATCCGAAACCTCTATGTTTCTGAGCGCCAAGAACTTAAGTTCGCGCAAGAGATGAACGCAATCAACATGTATTATGCTGGCAATACAACCGACGCAATCCTTCGCTTTGGATCAGAGAACGAGAGTTTTGCCAAGGGGCTAAAGGAAGCATTCTACGGACCACAGAACGCTGGTAAGTACAAGGCTCTGGACTGGTACAAGTTTGTTACGACAGAGTCGCTAGACGATATCTCTGGCGACCTTGCTCGTCGGTTTGAGGAAGTTGCCCCAGTACAGTGGGCGACATGGTTGAAGATGGCTGGCGGTGACCGACGTGGCGCATCCTTGCTTATGATCCGAGAACGCCAAGCACTAATCCGTGGTCGCCAATCTGCTCGCGCCTATCTTGAGGCGAGCAAGCCAATGGGCATGGGCTTTGGTCGCCAGTACGACGATGCCCCAGTTAAGAACCTGGACGCAACCGTTCGCGAACTTACTAAGCAGGCTCGCTCGTCAGATCCTAACGTGCGTAACAAGGCGCTAGACGATCTTGACAAGCGACTCTCCGTTATCCACGCAGAGGCTGCAACCATTGGATACAGCATTGATTCGCTCAATCTCGTGGTTAAGGCAAAGGAGGCTGTTGATGCCGCGCGAACTGGTGGGCGACTTACTGTCAAGAATAAACTTACAAAGAAAGCAACCGAGTCTGTCAATGCTGCGCTTGAATCCGTAGACGCTGCGCGCACAAGCCTGCGTGCTGAGTTTGAGGTTGCTGTAAAGCGCAAGCAGATTGTGCGAGATACACTTATGGCTGACGGCATTGCTAAGCCACTTGCAACGGAGATGGCTGCGCTGTTTGTTGTGGCGGAGAAGCGCGCTGAAATGGTTCCGCAGGTATCCATTGCTATCAACAAGGCGCTCAAGGGTGAGCAGGTAAGCCCAGAGATTCTTGACAAACTCAAGGATCAACTTATCCAGATCCGTGGTGCTCGTGCCCCAGAGGAAACGCTCTGGAACGCCATCATCCACAGCATTGATGCCGCCGCCGCCAACGCCGACAGGACACACTTCTTCAACCCAGGTCGTAGTTTCCTTGAGCGTTCACTCAACCACCCTGTCTTCGCTCTGTACCCATCATCCTATATGTTCGGAAAGGTTTTGCCAGAGTATTCCCGTATGCTCTATCTCAGCCCAACCCGTGGTGTATCGGGGGTGATCCTTGCCCCTTGGATGGCAATCCTGCGAGCCATGGGCGGACAACGGTTTAGCCCAGAGAACTGGGGTAAGTACGCACCCCTTGTTGGGTTTAACGCGGCAATGAACATCCGCGAGGCAATGGTAGATAGCATGGGGACAGATCAGGATCTCTCCAAGAACCCGCTGGTCTACTTCTTTGCCAATACCCTGATCCCTGGTTTGCCAACAGAAATCTCTGTCTCTGCCAGCAAGCCAGTCCGTGGCGTGGTCAGCGACGTTATGGAAGGGAAGGTTCCTGACATCGGAACGTTAGGGTATAATATTGCTGAGCAAACGTCAAACATTGTTGGCGTTTCACGTGCTATTAAAGAAGGATTTAAGATTGCTGATTTCCTCGCTACGAAGAGTGCGGAGTCAGGCGGACCCATCCAATTGGCTGGGAACGCAATTGGAGATGCGGTTGAGTCCCTAGGGGATATCATCCGACCGAAGTAAAAGGAGAAGTAACCAATGGCTGAAGAAGTCGTAGCAACTACTGAGGAGTCGCAGAAGACTGCCCCTGCACAGGAGCCAGTTGAGTCTGCCACTAACGAGGTAGAAGATGTTGCCACTTGGAAGAAGCGGCTTGCGGGTAAGGATCAGGCGCTCACCGCAGCAAAGAAGGAACTGGAGTCGCTGAAGAGCGAAGCCGATAACCTTAAGCGGTGGAAAGCAGAGCAGGAGCACGCAAACATGTCCGAGTTTGAGAAGGCTCAGGCTAGGCTGGCGGCGCTGGAATCCGAGTTGAACCAGACAAAGGAGTACGCTCGTCAGGAGCGCATTCGTTCGTCAGCCCCGAACTATGCTCAGTTCCTCGCTGATACCGCAGGACTTTCAGAGGAGGCTCGTGCAGTCGCCTTTGAGGGATACCTCGCGTCTATCAAGAAGGCACAGACCGAAGAGCGGGGTATCCCATCGGATGCTGTTGTAACGCCTAGTGCCAATACTCGCAAGGATGCAGCGACCACTGGAAAGCGGTCTGTTGAAGACATCGTTGAAGAGTTGAAGAAACTAGGTAACCCGTTCTACGGGATGTAATTTCTAAGGAGTAATATTATGGCTATTACGAGCACGTCAACCACGAACTTTAGTTCGTTGGTTCAGGATCTCGTTCAGGCTAAGGCTGAGCAGGAACTTCGTTCACGACTTGTGCACGTCCTCCCTGACCAGTTCGTTCCTGGGCGTTTCGTTAAGGGAACTAACCAGATTCGTTTCGCGCGTTACGCCGACCTCGGCGCGAACGCAACTGCACTCGGTGAGGGTACGCCTCCTGTAGCGCAGGCGCTCACGATTTCAAGCGACGCCTTCACTGCAACGCAGTACGGTCAGACGCTTGCGATCACGGACCTTGCTCAGTTGGACTCGCCACATGACCTGATCGCAGTTGCCTCTGACCGCCTTGCGCGTCAGGCTGCTGAGACCATGGACGTTGTGGTCCGCGATGTCCTCGCCGCTGGTACGAACGTGATTTATGCTGGCGCAAATACCGCCCGCAACACGATTGCCCAGAGCGACAAGATCACTGGTGAACTCGTGAAGAAGGCTGTTGCCCGACTCAAGAGCGCCAATGTTCCTGCCTTCGCTGATGGCACGTACCGCTGCATCATCCACCCATATCAGGAGTACGATCTGATTTCAGATACGACTGCTAATGGCTGGCTTGAGGCGAACAAGTACGCCGACAACACCCCTCTTCTGACGGGTGAGATCGGTAAGTTCGCAGGTGTCCGCTTCGTCGTTTCGTCAAACGCCAAGGTGTTTGCGAACGCTGGTGCTGGCGGCACTGTGGAAGTGTACTCGGCTCACTTCATGGGTCCAGACTCGTACACCGTTGGTGACTCCCAGACGCTTCAGGCGTACTTCACTGCCCCAGGTGGTGACCACAGCGACCCGCTCGCTCAGTACGCAGTTGCTGGTTGGAAGATGCGCTTCGGTGCTAAGTTGCTTGACCTCGCTGGCGCGAAGTACCTGCGACTTGAGACTGGTGCAACTCTCGGCTGAGAGTAACTAGGGAGTAGGGGGCTGCTGGCGGGCAGCCCCCTGCAACCGTAAGGAGAAGATATGGCAACTCGTGCAGATATAAGGACACAGATTCAGCGAGAACTCCGAGACCCGAACGGGAACTCGTGGAGTGACGATGAACTAAACGACCTGATCAACTCAGGGATTAACGCCGTATCCGATCTTTCCCCGCGTGAGATCCGCGAGGACATTACCTACACATTCCCGTATACGATTGCCCAAGGCGCGTTCGGGAAGATCAAAGAAGTAACCCCTGTTAACTCATTCTTTAATATCTTTAGGGTAGAGATCCTTGATAACAATAGTGCCCTGAAGGAAACGTTGCCTGCCAGCGTGAGCGAAGGATCGTCTACTGGCTGGGAGTGGTTCAATGGCAAGGTACTCCTGCCAGAGAACTACTGGTATCCATCAACCACGGTAGTCGTTGCGGGCAATCCCACAGAGCAGATCAAGGTGCGCATCTACGGCTATGGTCGCCATCCGTTCCTTACGAACGACGTTACCGCGACCACGCTAACAGAGCAGGAGCAGCAGGCAGTCCGCGTCTACGCTGTAGCCGAAGCCCTCTCCCGCCTGATGACCGACCGTGCCAACTTCCAACAGTGGCAGATTGCCTCTGGCTCTAATGACATTACGATTAGTGAACTCGCAGTACTGGCTAATGCTGCACGCCAGCGATGGTTTGGTGAGCGTGGTCGTCTGCGCAAGATGCGCAGGCTCGGATGATTGACCTTAACTCTGCGATCTCATT